GGATTACACGATCGATTTTCCTATGCTCATTGCGTCGCCTGACGACGAAAATCGTATCGTAACTTCTTCCACGTTTACGTTCGGTGGAAACGCATGTATCTTGAGAAATAGATTATCAAGCAACATCATGGAAGTTTTTGATCAAACTAACGAAGCTATTGTTGTTGATAACGTAGGAACTTACGACGAATCAAATGGTTCAATAAAACTAAATGGATTTGGAACAACTCTCTCAGCGATCACCGGAGGTTCAATAAAAATCTCAGCGGTTCCCGCTAACCAAGAAACGATCAAACCTCTAAGAAACTATATCTTTAATGTGGATAATACTAAGAACATTGCGATTGGTACTATCGATCAACAAAACACAGAAACGACTCTAACAGTATAGGCCGGATGAATGAAGGTAGAAAAAAATAGAAGAGATCCGGTTGTCTCTACTGAGTTCTCGACTCAAGTTTTGCCTGAGTACTACATTGAGGATAACTCAACTCTTGTAACTTTCTTAGAAAAATATAATCAGTTCTTAGATAGTGCCGAAGGCGATAATAACTTTCATCATCAGACTCAAGCTTTGTTTGCTTCGAGAGACGCGGCTGAAGTTGACTTAAGTTTACTTGATGAAATTATTGGTGAGATTGGTAACGGTCTCACAAGAGCGAGTTTCTTTGAAAAACCAAGACTCATGGCTCGACTGCTTGGTAACTTTTACCAGCAGAAAGGCGGTAGAGTCTCGGCCGAAGGATTCTTTAGAGGATTCTTTGGACAAGAAGTTGATGTACAGTACGGTAAAAGAGACATGTTTATCGTAGCAGATTCACGTATCGGATTCGAGTCTGCTAAAAAGATTCAAGACAACAACGTGTTTCAGGTTTTATCGATACTGATAAAATCTGGTATCTCAGTCTCAGACTACGAGTTGTTATATAAGAGATTTGTTCATCCGGCTGGATTTAATTTTGCCGGTGAGGTTCTTCTATCAGGAACCGCAGATCCAGGAATAGTCGTAGTTACACACGACCCACTTGACTCTGAAGAATTGGCTCTCACGGTTGAGCCCGCAGCGCCGGCCTTGTCTCTGCTTGGCACCGGGTTTGGAGAAACAACAGGATTGCAAGATTCTAGTGATGGTGTACAATTCCGCATCGACTTTAAGCAGGCTGAGATTCTTAGATACTCACAGGATTCAGATCTCACGGCTAACTTGTTCGTTAAATACTACGATGATATTAAGACCTTGGTCAATCCGAACTCGTTCAGATTTGATGACAGCGCTAATTCAGGTAGACCAGACTTTGCTATGACGGTAGAAACAATGGACAATGATGTATTTACACGAATTTCATCAGATTCTGCGATATAAATAAGAGAAACAGGATTAGAAAATGGCAAGACAAAATATAGGAATCGGATCATCAGCCAACGACGGTACTGGAGATACTCTTCGAACTGCTGGTGAAAAGATAAATGAAAATTTCGTTGAGGTTTATCGCCTACTTGGTGGCGATAGCGATAACCTGTCTGCACAAATAACTTTAGAAGATAGTGCTGTAGTATTTGAAGGTGCTACTGCTGATGCGTTTGAAACTCGTTTGGTTGCAAGTAACGTAGGTGCTGATGTTAAGATCACGTTACCGGATTCAAATGGTGTAGTAACATTAAACGAAGCTGTACAAACTCTTACGAATAAAACTATAACTAACCCTTTGATTACTGACGCAAAGCTTGGTAGTTCTCTTCAAGACTCAGACGGAAGCGAGATCTTTCTTCTATCAAAGAATGGTTCAGGCGTTGGTATCAACCATTTCAACATTCAGCACGCTATTGCAGCAAACCCAATTCGAATCGCTGCGAATAGTTCTGGTACTAACGTTAAGATGGAAATTGCTGGTAAAGGAACCGGTACTGTTGAGATTAATAAAGCTTCTGTTAAGTCTTTGGAAAAAACAGCAAACGGTACGGTGGCTGCGTCAGATAACGCTACACACATTATATGTAATAAAGGATCTGCTCTCGCTCTTACTTTGGCCGATGGCACCCACTCAGGTGAGATGAAGATCTTTACAAACAAAGGAGCTGGTGTCGCGACAATATCACCTACAAACTTTGTGAGTACAGGTGGTACAACGAGTTTTGCCATTGCTCAAAACGAAGCAGCCCAGTGTATCTGGGATGGATCAAATTGGTTCTTAATTGGCAACCAGAGCGTAACGACATTGGCGTAAGGATTAAAAGATGACTGCAATTGTAACAGACGCATTTAAACATAAGATCGCTGAAGATCTCTTTACTGAGCTTGGTAACGCAAGTGATGCGAATGAATTTTATATTGGTATCGGTAAGACGGATCAGTATGATTCTTCTGATACTACCATTACGCCATTAAGACATCAGTTTGACGATAGAATCGCAAGAGGTAATCTCGAATCGGTTAAGAAAGTTACGGCACAGTCTTTTGTCGTAGCTCGTAATAACTGGACATCTGGCACGACGTACGATGCTTGGAACGATAAACAGGTTGGCTACTCAACAAACCCATACTATGTCTTAACTGAAGACAACGAAGTCTACATCTGTTTACAGCAAAGTAAGTCTGCTGCTGGTACTCCTAATCCTTCAACCGTGAAACCGAGTTATACCAACGCTGCAGCAAATGCGAATCATTCGTTTAAAACTTCAGATGGATACCGTTGGAAGTTTTTATATTCAATCTCAGCGGGTGACGCGACTAACTTCTTGACTTCGGCATTTATTCCGACTCAGAAAATTACTGTTGACTCAGCTTCTACTAACGCGTTTACGATTCTACAAAAGAACGTTCAAAGCACAGCTGTTCCAGGTCAAATCATGGGTGTTGAAGTCGTGAATGGTGGTGATGGTTATACGTCTGCACCAACGATTACCTTCGGTGGTAATAACGACTCAGGTGAAGCTGCATCAGCAACCGCCTTTATATCTGGTGGTGCTATTGTAAAAGTTGAGATGACTGGAACGTTTGACAGTGGAATGGGTCGTGGGTATGACTTTGCTTCCGCAACGGTAACCGGTAACGCTACACTTAGACCAATCATCGGTCCAAGAGATGGATTCGGTGCTGATGCTCGTAAAGATCTAAAATCATCCAGTATCATGATGAACGCTAAGACAGACGGTACTGAGAATAATACGTTCAATATTACTAACGATTTCAGACAAATTACATTATTACAGAATCCTACACGAATCACCGACTCTGCCGCAGCCGGTAGTTTACTTACTGCTGCTTCATTGAAAGTTGGTAGATTGATTCGAACAACCGCAGCCTTGTCTACGACTGGGTTTGTGGTTGACGAGAAAATTACTGGTGGAACCACAGGCGCTACTGCGTTTATTGATGAGGTTGATTCTAACGGTGGTAAGATACTACGCATTCACCAGAATGAAAAGACTGTTAACAGATTATTCCAAGATGGTGAAACAATTACTGGTTCTTCAGGTGGATCAGGCACCATTGACTCTTCTTATCAGACACTCGCTAATGGTAACGTGACTGGTGTACAAGGATTTGCTGCTAGTACTTCGCCACACGGTGCTGCAGATGCCATTGATATATACTCTGGTGATCTACTGTATTTAGAAAACAGAGCGAGAATAGTTAGATCTTCGGCTCAAACTGAAGACATTAAAGTCATAATCACGGTGTAAAGAATGACAACTACATTTACAAGTAACACTTTCGCGACTACCTTCAAGGATGACTTTAAGGACTCCGATAACTATCATCGGATACTCTTTAATTCTGGTAGAGCTTTGCAAGCACGTGAACTTACACAGATGCAGACGATTATTCAGACCGAGATTCAAAGGTTTGGATCTAACATCTTCAAGGAAGGTGGTAAGGTAAATGGCGGTAACGTTACTCTTAATTCTTTAGAATTTATTAGACTGGCAACCGGTGCTCTTCCATCCACACCAAGCGATGTCGAGGGTGAAACGTTTACTGATGGTGATGGAATTCAAATTAAAGTAATTAAAGCGGTAGCTGCTACTGGTTCAGATCCGGATACAATCTACATAGAATATAGAAGCACATCGAGTGGTACCGCTGGAGCCACACCTGTTCGATGCGCTAATGGTGGTACACTCACTCACGATGGTGCTACACTGGATCCACTCACGATTGCTTCTACTGGGGCAACAGGTACAGGTCTTGAGGCCTCGATCACGAAAGGTTCTTTCTATGTTCAGGGGCACTTTGTATTTGTAAAACAACAATCAGCTTTCGTAAATAAGTATTCAACAACAGGCACAAAAGAGCTCGGATTCAAACTAGTACAAGACATAGTTGATGAAACAGATGACGAGGCTCTTTTTGATAATCAAGGCGCATCACCAAACACGGCTTCGCCTGGTGCTCATCGGTATCGTATCACACTTACACTCACGACCCGCGATCAACTTGCAGCATCAGATAACTTCGTGTTCTTAGGTAAAATTGTTAATAACAAACTCGGTAAACAGGTAACAACTAACAATTCTTATAATGTTCTTCGCGACTTTATGGCACTCAGGACAAAAGAAGAGTCCGGTGATTATATCGTTAAAAACTTTATAGCAAAATTTGAACCACTCAACGATTCAAATCTCAGCCTGGATGTTAGTGATGGTTTAGCATATGTTGACGGCTTTAGGATTGACATTCCAGCCGAAGACATTACTGTGCCGAAAGCGCAAACTACTCAAGCTGAACCAGGAGACACCGTGATACCTCGTTATGGTAACTATGTTCTCTTTGATTCTAACTATAACTTGCCAGAGAATCACGCACGATCTCTACTCTTTGACAACATCTTTGATTCAGCTGGTGCAGCACCTAATCACATTGGTTACGCTAGAATTCGTGGTTATGAAGAAGATGGTGCGGATCATAGAGCGTATCTCTATGATATAAACATGAAGTCTGGCCAAAACTTCGCTGCTACTGCAGCAATAGGTGCTGGTTCACAAGAGTACATTAACGTTAAACAGGTGAGCAATCGTGCAGTTCTTCAAGAAACCGCTGATAACAACCTGTTGTTCCCATTGAGATTTACTCGACCTTCTACTATCGCGTATACGTCATCAAACGACATTACGCTTCAAAAGAAATACACAGTTACTACTAATGCATCTGGTGTTCTTGCTTCTAACCAAGTAATTTCTGGTGGTGATACATTTACCGATGCGAGTTCTTGGGTAGCAACACGGACCGATGGCAAGATGGACGCGCTTACGTTTGATATTACTCTTGGATCTCCATCAGGCACAGAGTTCAATATCACAGGTGGTGCTGATAACAGCCAACAGTACGACATCTATGCTTACCAAATTCATAAAGGTACATCAAACTTCTCAGCTAAATCAAAGTCCCTTGCAGCTCAGACTACTTTAACCTTGAATATGCAAAATGATTTAGATTCAGATGGAAACGGCACTAAGTTTCTTTCTCTAAGAAAGGCTGACGTCTACAAAGTTGAGGGTGTTAACTTAGGTTCTGTAAGCGGAGCCGATCTATCAAGTTTCTTTGATGTTGACAACGGGCAGCGCGACAACTTCTATGGAATCGGCCGTCTTGTAAAAAAGAATGGTGTTGGCAATCTTCCACAAGGTAACGCAGTTGTACGGTTTAGACATTTCACACATAGCACATCAGGCACTCACTTTGACGTAACGTCTTATCCAACTGGTGATAGTGTTGGTTACGCCGGCATTCCTGATTATCGCCGACAAGATGGTGTTACTGTTAACTTGAGAGATGTTCTTGATTTCCGGCCGGTTGCTGGTATCTTGGCAGATTCTGCTGGTGTGATGAGATTCACTTTTGATTCAGCTGGTGGTGGTAATCAAATTACTCC